TGTGGTATTAGCAACATAGTTTGGAGATTGGATGTTGTTTGCAGTCAAAAGAGAAACATCAAGTTTTTCAGCAGTAACTGACTGAGCAGCCAACTTGTCAGTAGTGATTGAGTTTGCCGTAAGTTTATCGGTTGTAATACTTCCACTATCAAAATCCAGAGTGACAAGGGGTTGAATAGTAATTGCATAGGTTTGCCATGCAGAATAAACCGGAGTAGAAACACCAGTTACAGCCCTTGCTCTATAATAGTATGTCCTAGCTAATGGGATTCCTTCTGTGCCAGCAAATGGCACTCTATTGTGAATGTACTCATACCCATATACAATAGTTGCCAATGGGTCTGGAGATGACTTCCAAGAATCTTGCCACCCAACAGGGTCTTGCGATGGGTCAGAGCCGGGATTGTTTAAAGCAAACCAATCAATTTGATCTAATGAAATCTGTAACTCATGTCGATAAGTTGAAGATACAATTCCTAAAGGTTGTGCAAATGCAATAGCTACAGTTCTTCCCTGAGAAGATAATGCTAAATTTGGAGGCAATAAAGAGGTTATCTCTTCCCCATCTTCAAGACCAGTAACAAGTTGTCCGAATGAAACTTTACCAATCCCTTCACGAGCAATGTCTTGTAATTCAGCAAGCTCTCTTGCAGGGTCATACACTCCGGTTGAATTGAAATCCCCAGAGGTTTGTGGAGGTGTAGTAATACGATTAACATACTCAGGAATTGGACCTTGTTCTGCGGTGTAAATTTCAGGAGAATAAGGGATACCTTCAATTTCTGCTGTATGGGTATCAGACATGCGTATGCTTTGGATGATAAGATCAAGAGTCTCTTGACCTCGCTCGCCAGGCATACACAGCATCTGGGGATATATTTTTGTCTTCAATACTGGGGTTTCGAGTTCAAATATATATCTCTCACCTTCTCCATCAAGAACGGTATTAACATTGCTTACTGGTTTTACAATATTGAGTCTGAGGATATTGTTATCAGTGCCATCGGTTTCACTATCGAGTTGTGGACGAAGAACTAGTCCATAATCTTTACCGTCTTCAAAAAATACTTCTTCATCAACGATTAAGTATTTGTACTTAGTATCATCAAGCTCATCTTGTATTCCACCAAGAACACGAGTGGTTGTGTCTAACCCAATGAGTGCAGCATCTGTAGTAATTTGAATTCGGTCGCCAATGACACAGACAAGTGACTCAATGTCCGCAGTGAATGAGAATTGCTCAGGTCGAAGGGATTGAGTTGCCAGTGCATACTTAGCGAGGAAGTGTGCGTGTTCTTCTGTAGTGATGGCTACTACTGGTAAGTCTGCAATCTTTTCTTCTGTTGGATTGTCGGGGTCTCTATATACAATGATCTCTCGATCTTCCCAGACAGTTTCATCCACAAAGCTGACTCGAAGTGCATCATTTTGTATATCGTATACAATGTTACCATTGAAATCTCTTGCATTCTTTGGAGTAAAGTATTGAGTGATGTATGGGTTTGGTTTGTCGGTGATGATACGTATTTTACCATCAACAATTGTCCATAGTGATCTGAATGGTGATGTGACAGAGCTAAGAGCTTCTTCGAGCTTTATTTCCTCACCTATGACCATGTTGGCTTTCATGGAAGAACCACCAGAATACCCACCACCCTCACAGAAATCGTAGAACTCACCAAGAGAATCCCAATTGACTTTAGAAAGATTCTTTGCTCCATAGGGATTAACAAGTTCATTTGTGAGTAAGTACACAAATGCTGATGCTGGGTTTTGAGTTTGAGCAAGTGTTTGCCATTTGTCTATTCCAGTCCCAGTAGCCAATGGATCATAGATTCTTGTTTCCAAAGTTGCAACAGCACTGACTTCATCAAGGACACCTTGAAGGGAATCAGTACTTTTGACTCTGACAGCCATAGTGGTTAGTTTCTGTTTAATGTCTGAAGGTATTACTTCTACGTTTCCAACCGTTGGCCCAGAACCATTAAAGACAGTAAAGTTAATAAACTCAACAACAGCCCTATCTACAACATAAGTTGGGTCTTTCGTGGTTGAAGATGCAGTGATAGTGATCGTGAATGTTTTAGAAGGAGAAGCATTCCAGACAGTGAGATTTGATTGGAGATCAATATCAACTTGTCTTCTCATTGGCTTTACCCGATTGTCAGTGAATACAAGGGTTGAGCCAGAGGTGCTTACACCAACAGTGCTAGAGCCTTTCGTAGTATAAGTAAATGATGTTACTGGAGCTGTTACCCCTGGGTCTTCTACTGGACTAATAACTATGTTTATAGGAATGCTGTAAGATAATTTGTCTCCACTATCTTTTTCATACCTGGCTATTCCAGAAGTAAAAGACAATCCCACAGAAGCAAGATATGTTCCACTACCAGTTGTAGATGTTAGCTCTGATACTTCTGCTGGTGATTCACCTGGATAGTTGTATATTGGTGTGCCAGGGTATGTTGGTCTGATTCTTTTTGAGTAAAGAGAGTGTTGTGTTGAAGAGCCATAGTGTACGTCTTTAACAAGCCCAGCACCAATAACTGCTGGATTCGAGAAAGGGAGGTCTCCGAACTTTAAAGTGCTTTCATCAATTTTAACATCTTTGTATCCGAAGCCAAAAAGCATGTAGACATATTGATCGTCAGAGTTGGGGATGTTTTCAACATATGGGTTGGCTAGGTAGTCTGGGAAAACAAGATGTCTGCCAAGGACAATGGGAATTCTTCCTCCAAGGTTTATTCTATTCTTTGAGCCACGAATACCTATTTGATTACTTGCTTTATCCCGTCTTGCTGCAATCTCTTTATTTGCACCAACAATTAATGCTGCACCAGCCCCCCCAAACAACACAGCAGTTCCAGCAAGAATACCAGCAGCTAAAAGTGTACCACCACTAATAACAACAAGAATAGCAATAAGGAAAACTGATGCAGCAAAAGCGAGAAATCCTTTACCACTTGATTTTCTTTCTTCCGCAGTACCACCGTCAGGAAGTATTTTAATGATTATGTGGTCACTAGTTGGAATTGTATCTGGGTCAGTAACCCGTTGATCGAAGTCAACAAAGATTGCCTGTTCAATTGGGTACTTGTTTCGAGTGTGTTCTACAAATAAGTTTCTAAATGTGTCTCGCTCTACTTCATGTATTTCTTTTTCAGTAGAGAAAGGATTGTCCATTACTGTCAGTCTGACTTTATTTGATTCCATAATATCCCTCTATTCTCCCTTTCAGCATACCCTGGTCAATTGGTACACAACAAGAATCAATGTTCTTAATAACATGAAGTATCATATTATTCCCAACATACACACCCATGTGGCTGGTGTAACCATGAAATTTGAATAAGACTACATCACCAATTTCTGGTGATTCTTTCTTCTCGGAAGCAATAAGTGGCTTGTTATCCAAGAGTATTTCTTGAACACTTGTGCCATCATCTGCCGAAGTGTAGTCCCAAAAGTCAGGAAGATTTTTCCCAAACTCATTATTTAGCACAAGACGAACTAGTCCATAACAGCACAACCATCAAAATCTCTACCATGAGATTTATACGGAATCTTAATATATTTATTGATGTCAAACATTATTGCACCAACCCAGGGAAATTGGTAAGTGTAACTTTCAATGGAGATAGTATTTGATCAATGCGTAAATCGTAAGACAACACACCCGTTATGGATCGACTGTTGTAACTTATCTGACTAAGCTGAAATTCCCACGGCCCAGCTTCTCTTACAACATTATCACCAACAAGAACAATCTCTGCGGTAATAGAAGGAGACCCAGAAATAGTTCGAAACAAAGCAATGAATCTACGGTCGATGTTACTGATCGTGAGTTTTGCGTTTGACAAACTTTCTCCCTCTTCTTCTGGAGGGACGAATGAAAAAGAAGTAGCAAGATATGTGTCACCATCATAGATAATATCTTGGTTGTTGTTCACAACTCGAATAACTTGTGGAGTAATACTCTCATGAGTAATACTAAGTATTACCAGTGGAGTATCATATACTTCTGTTCCATTTAATTGGTTTCTAAAATTTTGGCTTATGTTTCTAGGCACTTGGAAGCACCTCCAAAACAAAAGAAACTCTCCAGTCTCTTGAGTCTCCGTCAGGGACAGCATTGTAAGGTTGTCCACCAGATTCAATCATAAAACGGCACTCGACCGTTGGTCGATCTTCTTCTGTTTCTCCAGTAGAAGGAAACCACATTGGGTCAGGAAAGTTTAATCGTGAAGACCCATGAGCCACACCAGGTAACACTGGATTAGCCACACTGTTGTTAAAGAATGTTCTGAATGTGAGAAATTGTTCTGGAGTAAATACCATTGACACATTTAACATTTGAGAAACACCAGTGAACCGTCTTCGAACAAGGGGGAACCCAGATTCTGTTTCAGATCGAACAATTCCAGACTGTGGGGTAAAAGAGAACCCGTCTCTTAGAATATTTTTAGGTAATGTTGAAGGCCAATTGACCGCCATAACTAGCTCCTTCCTCGGGAGGATACACCATACCGAGTATTCATCTCTTTATCAACAGAACCGTCAGCAATCATTCCCTTTACTGCTTTACGCAGAACTATGGCAATGCTTCCATCAGGTTGTTGTTCTTCCTCTACTTGTACACCAGCATAATTTCTTATTTCTATATTCACTACAGGAGCCGTCCCACCTCCAGCAATATGAACCCCAAGGTTTCCGTCATTGGTATAAGCAAGGGGCATCACAGCTTCTTTTCCTGCTTCACCAGCTAATACGTTTCCCATTCTTGTAGGTGAGGAAATTATACCACCAGAAGCCAT